AGTTCTGAGACAACCGCTCCCTCCCGGCCATCTGTGTTAACGGTATGGCCAACAACCACTCACCAACCATACCGCACAGTTGGGTCCGAGTGAGGGAGCAACCTTGCCTCTGCACGAGGCGCACCTGGCACAACGCCACGGTGACACATGCCCTTCACGAGCACTTGAATAACCCACCGGTCTGGACGCACAAAGGGTGCCACCACAACGAGCACGCCGCACTGGTAATGAGACACCAGGTGCCAGCGCCGCCTTGTAAGAGGTCCACCGAGTTATGCGCCAGAGCGGCCAAGTTAGCTGAAGCGGTATTACAACAGACGGACGTCCACCACATCGCCCCCATTTCCTATCAACGTGTGATAGACCATTACACAGGGGCCAAACGCAAAGCTTTTGAGGAGGCGTACGAGTCTCTCAAGCTCAACCACCTGACCAAGGAGGATGGTAAAGTCCGGATGTTCATCAAAGCTGACAAATCCCATGACCGAGAGTGCAAAGCACCACTAGCCATCCAGTTCCGCAGCAAGCGGTACGGCCTCACTTGGGCGAGATACGTCCACCCAATCGAGCAGGCCCTCTACCCTTACAAGGATTGGACTGGCACTCGGGTCTGCGCCAAGGGGCGCAATGGGCTACAGCGCGCCAACGACCTGCTCAAGAAGAGCCAGGCGTTTAGCGAACCATTATTCCTCTGCCTCGACCACAGCAAGTTCGACGCACACATAACCACAGAATTGCTGCAAGCTGAGCACACATTCTACAAAGGCCTATTCAACAGGCCCAACCGCAAGGCGGTTGACTACTTGTGCAGCATGCAGTACCTCAACCAAGGCACCACTAAGAATGGTACCAGGTACTCAACACCAGGCACTAGGATGTCGGGTGATCAGAGCACCGCGTTGGGTAACACTGTGGTCAACCTCCTGGTCCTGTCCAGTTGGTTGTCCGGGCATAAGCACTCGGTATATGTGGACGGTGACGACTCTGTTGTAATCGTCGAGGCCCAAGACAAAACGATACCCGACATGCACGTCTCAATGAACGAGATGTGTATGGAGACCAAGGAAGATCAGCGCACTCAGAACTTCGAGGAAGTCGAGTTCTGCCAGTGTCGCCCAGTGGAAACACCCACCGGTTGGTTGATGGTGCGCAATCCATTCCGTGCTATGGCGCGTATGGGTTGGAACGTCATCAACCTTCCTGAGAAAGCGCGTCAGCGCTGGATCAAATCGGTCGGCATGTGTGAGCTGGCTATGGGGTCAGGAATCCCCATAGTGCAGGCCGCTGCCCTCGCCATGATGCGAGCCGGCAGTGGCGAGTACTTGGTTACGGATCGACACTACCAGGCGAATCTCATGCGCCGCCCCACCAAGGCCGTGCCATCGCCAATCCACCCCTCCACTCGAGCCAGCTTTGCCCGTGCTTGGGGCTTATCGCCCGCCGAGCAAATGGCCCTGGAGGCCTCATTAACAGTCACCACAACCGGCCGTGATGCGTACTCAGTGGATGAGCACCCATACGACCGCACTGCATATTGATGCACATCACCCTCAACATACAATGCCTGGCAAGAAGATTAACGCTAATCGTGGATCCTCTACACCCAAGGCTAAACAACCCGCCCGCAACCAGCAGCGACAACGCTCTCGACCACCCCAACGCAGGGGCCAATATGGGCCTCCCATCCT